ACCGACCACGGCGGCGAGATGAATCACAAGGTCAAATTGCGTTGAATCTTCTCGAAAGAAATCTCGAGCATCATCTCCGTTTTTGATATCGATGCATGTGAGTGACACTTGTGAAAGTCTCGGCGAGCGCAAGAATGCTCGGCCTACAAATCCCGATGATCCGGTGACAAGTACCTTCACATCAATCTCCGCACAAGCTCACGATACGCATCGGAATTTATGTATTTGTCAAAGACAATTTTGTCGGCATCGTACACTTCTGGAGCATTGACATCGACATATCCTTGATCGACTTGGGCTTTTCCGGCAAGCGGATGCATGTGCTCGATGATTGTCTCGGGCAAATAGGTCAAAGCTCCAATATCAAGGCCGAGGGTTTTCCAAAAGTTATCAAGATACAAATGCAAAAGATGATCGGGCACCATGCCATCAAGCTCTTGCACAATAGTGCCGTGCATCGCTACGGCCGTCGGTAAATTTTCGCCTTGCAAAAGGTCATTGCCATATACAAGTCCAACGCCTTCATCAAGCACCATTGACCAATCGATATCCCAATACAAGCTTCTTGGTCGATGGTCATCTCCTAAGAATCCAAAGTATTTGTATTTTTTGAGTGCAAAAATTTCTCGAGCGGCCAGATTTAGCGGTCGCGCCATGCCTTTTTGTGTGCGCTCATAGATCAAAAGGTGCTCAAGATTAAGAGCTTTGTATTGCTCAAGTGTTGGATCATCTTCATCGCATACGACCCAAAGATCACAAGTCGCTTTTGTGTTTTCAAATGATTCGATTAAGTCTTTGATATTTTGTGGCCTTCCGCGTGATGGAGTTATCACGGCCAAAGATGTCATTGCTTAGATTCCTCGCTTTTTGCCTTGGATTTGAGACCATTGCCGGCCAAGACCCCACCGAGAGATCCTGTCAAAAATATAGCAAGAGTCTTTAGCAAATCGATGAAGGCGGCATCGTTGGGCGATTGCTTCATTGGTTGCGTGACAAATACCAAGGCATAACATGCCGAAAATACCAAGATCAAAAAAGTGATTGCAAGGGTTGCGCCTATAATAAGAATCAACCGAGCATGAATGTCCTCGGGAGCAAGTCTTTTTTGCACTTTATGATTGACCCTATTGATCCACAAGGTCTCGAGTGCAGGTCGAATCGGCCTCGCATGATCCACCTTTTTGACATGCGGCGGTTTCCCAATTTTGGAACTCTTGGCATGGATATCTGATTGATCCGTCATACCCACACCCCCCCAAAATCAAAGCCGCCGCAATCCCGAATGATACGGCGCGAATCATCTACCTAAAGAATCCTTTGGATTAAGGTAACGATAAATTGGCGGCACTACGCTCGCCAAAGCCGCGGATGCAATAGCTTTGAGATCCATTGATCCGGTTGCCATGTAATAAGCAAGTCCGGCCGAAATCGCCGCGCGTGCCCATGATCCGCTCATTTGCTTCAAAGTGTTGATTGTGTGCTTGCTCATGCTTGCTCCTTAAAATCCGGCCTTCCGAATCCCACGATGGAACCACCTTTGGAGTATTGCCTTTTCTTGCGCATTACTTCGCCGCCGTTGCGCTGAGACCCGGATCCGGATGTGTTGCCTTCAATAGTTTCACACCATCCTTTGCCAAGATCCTTCACGACAATACCGACATGCGAAATTCGATTGACATTATCATCCGGAAAATCAAAATATGCGATCCATCCCGGTGACGGAGCCGATGTGCTCCATTTGTCCAGCTTCTTAAATGCATTTGATCCGCTAACCGTAGAGACGGTATTGGGAATCTTGACCTTCGATTTTTTTCCGCACCAATTGACGAAGGATCCGCACCATGGGAGACCATTTGCTTTCATTGCTTCGCCGTACTTTGTAAGATTGTCGAAGGTCTCGGCGTAACCGATCTCGGCTTCGGCAATCTGAATCAATCGTTGCGGTGTGTTATTTGGGAAGATGGTCACTATTGGCACAATTCCATTGGTATGTGTTGGTGTTTAAGATTCTTTCATCGTGACATTTTGGATCCGGAGAATGAAATGCGTCTGCCGTTGCATCATAATGCATTCCAATTGAAGCAAAATTGTAACGAATTCGCCCATTGTAGCTTGTGCGCTTTACTGTGTAAGGCGTACCTAAAGCATAATAAGTTTCCGTATCTAAACCGTTAATAGTTTCGCTTTCATCTTTACCAACCGTTACCGTAACAACGATGTTATTTTCGTCTAAATATGCGTAGTGTGCCATTATGCCCAACTTACTGTGTCGGATACGCCCGCGGCTGTAACTGTTGAGATTTTGTAGCCGCCGCTTGTCGCTGTTGATTGTGTTACCCCACCGCTAAAAGTAGCTGTAAAAACATCAGAGTATTTTAGGATGACGACACCTGACCCACCCGCACCGGCCACAATTCCACCCGTACCAATAAATCCATTTCCGCCGCCGCCGCCGCCGGTATTTGCCCCGCCGCTTCCACCCTGTCCAGTTCCTACATCTCCACGACCACCATTACCGCCGCCGCCGGTACCGCCGGAACCTGCCGGGATTGCAGATCTGCCGCTGTCTAAACCGGAAGCACCGCCTCCGCCGCCACCTCTGGTAACGCTTGTGCCGGTAATCGAACTCGCCAAACCGTTGCCACCATTACCACCGGCTGATGCAGTTCCATTTGCTCCCGCCGCACCTGCACCTCCACCTCCACCGGCGTAACCTAAAACTAAACCTCCAGAACTATCACGACCACCATTACCGCCCGCGTTACCTTGTCCAGCCGGTGAAGCAGTACCACCGTTAGAAGGTTTAGCGGAACCTCCTCCACCGCTACCACCTGTTACTCCAGCGGTTGCGTCAAATGAACCTCCTCCACCCCCTGTACTAGTAACCGTAGCAAAAACAGAGTTTGCACCGCTAGAACCGGCACCGCCACCGCTAGGCGCACCAGCACCGCCGCCGCCAACAGTAAGCGCGTGATTTGTTGCCTTAGCCAAGCCGGTCAATGTTGCTGTTTTATATCCACCAGCACCGCCGCCGCCACCGGCGTAATTGTTGAACGCGCCCCCACCCCCTCCACCCGCAATGCAGAGGTATTCAATATCTAAAGAAGGGTCAAATTTTAAATCTGCAACCGCACCGGCGGCTATTGCGCCGATCATTTATGCAATCCCGCCAAAAATCCGATATGTATTTACTCCCACACGAACCGCTTGCGCAACCTTGTGCTGAGCCAAAGTCGGCGCGGCTGATACGGCTCCCGCCGAAGTTATCGTCACACCCGAACCGGCCGCGAAAGTCAATAAACCTGCACCCGTATTGCAAAAAGTGATTGCCGATCCGACGACCGCCGCCGTGAGTGTGCTATCCGGTGCAATTGTGACGGTCTTTGTGCCGGCATTACTTAATTGAATAAAGACTTGATAAAGATCATCATTGTCGATCGTATAAGTCGCACCGGATTCTGTTGTCACCGTGAAGGCAACGAGCTGATTTGCAAAATCTGCTGTGACGACTTGCCCCGTAACGGCCGGGAAATTTGTTGGCATCTTCTACCTTCTTTCGCTTGTCATAAGGATACATTTGTCTTTGTCAATATGCGAATACATTTGTGCCGAGAACTCCTTGAGTCGTGGATCCGATGACAAAAACATTTGCCACATAGGACTGACCGACCAAAAATTCGGTGAACCATGATTGCGGCGTGATCGTGTGCACGGTGCCTTGAATGACAAGATTGCTTGTCACGGCTCCACCGGGCAAAGTCTGAGTGACTTGTATTGGTGAGTAAATATCTAATTCCAAAGCCGCTTCAATTCGTGCCGGATCATCATCATCAAAGGCATCAATGACAAGAGCTTGCATTCTCAATTGATCAGAGATCTCTTTGCGAGATGCCACAATCATCTTTGCTTGATTAGATGCATCGGTATCGGATTGCATAAGCAAGCCGGATCGAATTTTTGAATGATTGTAATACTTATCAATCGAAGTCTGATCGAGTGCTATTTGTTCGGATCCTGAAGATCGTGTCACCGATGCATAATTAACAAGCCCGGTGTCTGACAAATCAAAGGATACTTTTTCATACGATATGCCACCGCCGGCATCGGTGAAAATTGTCGGTGTGCCGCCTTGTGCCTCGGCGATATCTGCCCTTGAAAAGAAGTTAGCAAATCCAAGCTCGTCAAATAGGAAAGAGCCAAGCTCGGTTTGTTCGATCAATTGGATTGCGGCGAGCGCACTTCTTCCCGAAGTCTGCGGATCAGCTTGCACGGTAGTCGTTGCGGTGGTCGAGATGTCTCTCATGCCACCCGGCCAATCGGCGGCATCGAGTAAAGCTGAGATTCTTTGCGCGGTGGTCTGGCCGGCGGTGCCGGTGGCAAAGGTTCCAAGTGTGGTCAAGTTTAGCAATTGGAATCCATCCACGGCCACAATATCAATGAAGGCCGGATCAAAGCCCGTTGGTGATTGATAGTTCCAAGATTGAATGTATCCGGAGAAGATTGAATATGTGTTGCCGGCGTATGTGCCCTTCAATCGTATTTTTCGAAGTGGCAAGATCTTGCCAAAGAGAGCCCCGGAAGGATTATCCGGATTGAATAATCCGGTCTCATCGATCAATCTCAAATTTGCTCCACCGCCGACAAAAGAATCTTGATTGCGATTGTAAGCTCGGCGCACTTGTGCTCGCAATACAAATTCCGAGACATCAATAGTCTCACTAGCTTGATCTCCAAAGACTCCGGTGCCAAGCGGTGTTGAAGGATCATCAAGCACAAGCGCAGGATCAAAGACGGCACCATTTGAAAAATCTATTGTGACCGATAAGACGGCGCCCATCATCGACCTAAATTCGCAAGTGTGACGGTGTTACCTTGACGGTTAAGATTGCCAATCAAATTTGAGATATAGAATCCCAAATCGCCTTCGGTCAAAAGACTTCCGGCTACATTTACGGTGACATTTGGCACGCCGTTACCCTCATACCCGGAGCTCATATCTGCCAAGCTCGGAGCCATGCCCGATCCCCCAAGATCTTGAGCAAAAAAATCTTGCAATCCTTGCGTAATAAAAGGATCCGGAGTCGTTGGTGGTTTTAGATAGTCAAGTTTACCAAGACCAAGATCAAGCCCGGGGAATTGATCCATTGCCCCACGGCTGACAATGCTCTCTTGCGGATTGCGTGGTTGCAAGAATCCACCCGGCGGCCTATCTGCCGCACTTGCCGCTTCATTCGCTTCTTTTATTTTGCCAATTTGTCGGAGTCGATCTTCATAGTATTTGGTATAGAGACCATTCATTTCGGCGAGCGCATCCATTTGCTTTTTCACATCATCTTCTTGCAATGCGATTAAGGCATTGACTCGGGTCTTATCTTCATCAGATAACTTGCGCGTCAGGGCTACTTGCAAGCCGATGGCATCTGTGTCAAATTGCTTTGCCAATTGCTTGCGCAAAAATTCATCTCTTTGACTTTTGGCTTTTTCCAATGCCGCAAGTTTTTCTTGCTTAGCACGATCGGCGGCGGCTTTGGCGGCGGCTCTTTGCTTTGCTTCTTCGGCCTTTAATCCTTTGACAAAATCATTAAGTGCTTTTTTGCGATCGACTTCGGCTTGCCTTTCCGCATTGCGTGCCGATGTAACTTGTCGAAGATTACTTAATTCTATTGATGCGGCCGTTTGAGCGGCTTCACCTGCATCTCTTAAAGCTTTGATATATCTACCAACAATCGGAATCAATTCATACGCATACAAATCAATTTGGATGCCCAAAAGTTTATTTGTTTTGGTTACAAATTTATTTGTGGTCGCGCCAAGCTCGCCAATGCCCGTAATGATCTTGCTCAATTCGGCGGCAAAGCCATCCATCTTTTTGGTTGCGCCTTCGATGCCACCTTCACTTGAAGCAAATTTAGTGAATGATTCGATGAGTGCGCCGCCAATGACCTCACTTGCTTCGTCAGCGGCTACTTTTAATCTTGCAATTTTGCCTTCGACGGTATCGGCTTCGGCCGCGGCAAAGCCGGCAAAATTGCGGCGAAGCTCACCAAAAATTTTATTAAAGTCCTTTGTCGCAAGTATGTCTTTGTCAAGTCCGACACCTAATTTTTGCAACGATACAAAATTACCATCGACCGCTTTTGAGACCGCATTTGCAACGCTTCCCAAATCTTTTTGTGTCGCTTTTGCGATATTGACCGAGATGTCAAGAAGATCAAAAGCCGTTGTGACTTCACCTGTACTTCTCACAATCCGAGATAAGGCCGGCCTAAGCTGGTCATCCGACACGCCCGTCAAGCGTTGCATCTTGTCAATTTGGCTTTCAGCCGCGGTCACTACCGCTTCGGATGCACCGGCAGAATTTTTAAGTGAGAGCGAAAGAATCCTTTGTGCTTTTTCATCGGCGAGCGCATTCTTGACCGAGACTTGCGCGAACTTAATCGATGCCGCTGAAAGAGCCGCATATGCCGCAATTCCGGTCTTAGAAATTGCACCAAGCACACCGCCAAATTTCTCGGTGGACTTTGTTGCGCTCTTGATTCCCTTGTCATTTAATTTGGTAATAAATTGGACTACGACATCGCGAGTCAGAGCCATTTAATCACCGCGCCTAACGAAGGCAAAAAGTTTTTTGTCAAGCACATCTTGAATTTCATCTTGCACTTTATCTCCGTGAATCCGTGCGGCCTTGTAGATTAAGCGTGGGCGATGACCGTGATCACCCTTTTTGGTAATGCCACGCCGAAAATCATCGGGCGCATTTGGATTTCTTGATTTCATATCTGCACCTTTGCGAGGTGTATCGGGCTCGGCTAATTCATAAATAATTCCGGGTACCGATTTATTGCTCAAAGCAATTGCATTGACTTTATTTAAGCCGCCGCCGGGAGCTCTTTCTTGGCTTGATTTGGATGTTGATATCTTGATGCCTTTGCGCATCTTTGCCGAATCCCATACCCATCGCACATTTGAAGCACGGCCACGATGTATTGTGTCATCGACCCATCGCGAGCTTGTATAGGTAGGCTCAACGGTTCGCCATCCACTCAAGGCAGGATCACCCGGCACAAAGCCGCGAGCGGTGCGTTGCACCGGCCGGATGACACGCTTTAGAGATTTCAGAAAATCCTTTTGAAGATCCGGGCTCAAAGTTTTAAGGTCTTTCAATAGTTGCTTGTAATCGGGCACAAAGATCGCCTTGTCTGCCACTATCTTCTCCTAACTCTTGGAGCCTTTTTCACTTGCATACGCTCTCGCAATATATTTTTAATTGAAGAATATATCGCCGGATCACATTCAAGAAGTGCATTTGGTGCGATGCCGGTCAAGACCGACACGGTAGCTATTTCGTAGAGCTCACCGTGCCGGTCAATCCATTTTTTGCGTTCGCATCAAAATTCACATCCTCGATTGTCTCGAGCCACTTATCAAAATCCAATGGAGTTTCACCTTTGGCTTTTGCTAAGAAGTGAGCGACCCAATAGAGATCACTCTCTCTTTGCTCCTCGGCAATACGCTTGACAAATCCACATTGAAAGTTTGACTCAAATGCCGCTTTTGATGCGGCCGAGATGTCATACTTTTTTGCGGAGCCGTCAAGATAGATCACTTCAACTTGCCACATATAGATCCCTTCCTTCTTTTTTGTGGATTAGCTTGTCGCCTTGGTCAATGCCGTCACCGGAAAAGTGACCGATGCCGTGCTTGGAGAATCTGGCGTGGCCTGAATCGGTTGCCAAGATCCAATGTAGCATGACATGGAATAAGACGGATTTGTCGCGGTGACTGTGCCAGTAACCGGGATCAATTTGATATTTAATTTTGTGCCGAGTGCATCCTCAAAAAGTGAGTTCACACTTGCGGCGGCGAAATCATTGAAAAGCTCAAGAGACAAAGAGCTCGCCTCAAGGCCGCCAATGTAATTTCGTGAAGTGTTGGTCATGCTTGTGATTTCGACGGCTTCAACTTCTCGATTGAGTGCCACCGATGAGACAAAAGTAGAAATCGTGGTCGTGCCAACTATGACGGCGACCTGATTTCCCATGAATATGGCCATATTTTTCCTTTCGTTAGCCG